CCTTGTTGGGGAAGAGACAAATTGCAGTTGTTACCACAACAGCAATCTAAAGGTAAGAATCCTAAATGGGTTTGGTATACTTCCGTAACCAACCCAAAAGAGGAGACTGTAGAGTATGGTGGGGAGTAGTTTGAGGGGTCTGTTTCTCACCATCTCTTATTATGTTATATTTTGTTTTATATAAAAATAAAAAAGATAAGTATTACAAAATGTTTAGTAACACTTTATTTAATAATGAAAAAGATGCAAATGATTTCGGTAAAAAAAGTATGAAGAGAAGTTTTGAACACAAAATTGTAGAGTATAATAAAGACAATGTAGATAGGTATTGGTACAAATGACAAAGAAAAAAGAAAGTTTAAGTTTATTAAACTCTATAAAAGTATTAGTTAGTCCTTGGCAAAAAGGTTTTACTTGTGGTATAGTTATGGATAGTAAATCCAGAATGACCACTGAGGAATATGAATTATGTTCTACTATAGCTAGAGGCATGATAAAGATGGCAACTACTGACCCCCATTCAACGTTTCTATGGGGACTTCGTGGTTTCTCTGATGATAAAAAGAAAAACAATAAAGATCTTACAATTAGTTCTGTTGCAGAATTTAATGAAGAATCTAATATTATTGATTTTCTTGAATACTTAAAAAAGAAACGTGATAAGGAGTTAAACTAGTGGCAACACATTTAGTTATGGGTGACCCTCATTGCACACCCAAAGCCAGCAATGATAGATTTTTATGGGCAGGTAAACTTGCACAGGATCTAAAACCTAATACCATAGTATGTATGGGAGACTTTGCAAGTATGGATTCTTTATGTAGTTATGATAAAGGTAAGAAACAATTTGAAGGTAGAAGATATAAAAAAGATATAGATCATGTTCATGATGCATTAGAAAAATTTAACAAAGGTCTCAACGGTAGACGACCAAGAAAAATCATGCTACTTGGTAATCACGAAGATAGGATAGATAGGACAATAGATGACATACCAGAACTTGAAGGTACAATTAGCACAGATGATTTTAAATTTGAAAAATTTGGTTGGGAGGTTTATCCATACCAAAAACCTGTTAATGTTGATGGTGTATACTATTGCCATAATTATCCTACTGGTGTCATGGGGAAGCCTATTAGCGGTGACAATGTTGCTCGTTCTCTTCTCTTAAAAAATAAAGTATCATCTACTGTAGGTCATATACATACATTTGATTATGCTATGTGTGCCCTACCATCTGGTAGAAAATTAATGGGATTATCTGCAGGATGTTACTTGCATCATAAAGAAAACTATGCTAAAGCTACACAACAAATGTGGTGGAGTGGACTTGTAGTTAAACGCAATGTATCTAAAGGTGAATACGATTTAGAAATGATAGAGTATAATACAATTAGGAGAAAGTATGGTAAAAAATAAAAGAACATATAAATTTGCAAAAGATCATAGTCACGATATGTCATATGAAAATGAAATTACATATGATAATGTAAATGCACCTGCACACTATTTGCATGGTAGAAAAGAAACTATAGATGTTATTACAGACTGTATGACTAATGATGAGTTTCACGGATATCTTAAAGGTAATATTTTAAAGTATGTTTCTAGATATAAATTTAAAGGAGAGCCTTTAGAAGATCTACAAAAAGCACACTGGTATTTAAACAGACTAATAAAGGAGGTCAGCAATGGGGCAAGTTAAACAAGCAGTACTAGAAGTAGAAGATTTTGTTTCTGCATGCGTTAGAGATGGTAGAACTCTTAATCAAACTATAAGAGATGCTAGAGAATCTAAAGCTGCAAAACATAATCCATATCTTGATGATGAAGATATGATAGAAAATAAATACTATCAATTTAAAGGAGCATGGTAATGGACATAAGAGAAGCAATGATAAAGGCATTAAGAAAAAAATATGAAGCAGTAATAGAAGAAGCTAAAGCCACTGCTGAAGTATACCTACATAGACCTGTAGGTATAGGTGAACACCCACAGTTTATAGAAGAGTTAGATAAACTAATTAATACTATAGCTGAAGCAGAAGATAAATTAACAGTAATACGCAATCGTTTTGATGAAGACATACCATTTTAATAGGAGGATATATGACACAAGAAAAACCAAAAGCACAGCAAGCAACACCAAAAACATATCTTGTAACGTCAGAGCAGCTCATGGATATAATGAGATACTTAATGACGAGACCATATGGCGAGGTAGTTAAGCTGATGAATTCTTTATCTACACTTACACCATATAATGTAAGTGGGGGTAAAGATGACGGAAAAAAATAATTTAGATAAATATACTGGTATATTATTTGAATTAAAAATTGGTTTAAATAAAGACAACGCTATTGTGATTGATTATGGTGGTAAACCTGTAGGTAAAATTAGGGAAGCATTAAAAGGATTTCCCTATCATGGAAATCTATGTGCTGCTGTAATTAATCATGCAAACTCTGTAGGTAAAAAATTACAGGAAGATATAAAACAATTAATACAAAAGGTATAATATGGAAAAAAGAAATATAAAAGAACTTATAGAAAAGGAAGCACCTAATCTAAATAACTTATTAGATCCAGAAGATGTTAAAGCATTTAAAGGTCTAACAGAAGAACTTAGAGATACATGGACTAAAAAACAAATGTTTAGGACAGAAACAGAAATGTCTTTTTCTGTTTTAAATGACGCAAAGTATCCCACTAAAGCTGCAAAATATTGGCAGTGTGTGAGAGAACAAAACGTATTCTTAGAAAACTTAATGAGTCTTTCATTTGATTATAGAAGAACAGAAGTTAAAATTAAAAGGTTACAAGAAAAATTAGATAAAGAACCACACCCATTAAAAAAAGAATTGCTACAGATTGATATAGATGAAAAAATATATAACAAAGCATCTATGCAATTAGTTGCAAGAGATAGAATGAGAGAAATAAAATTGTGGTCTAAATTTAAAAAGAAATTTGATGATGGTTCTTTTGATACTAAAGATGTAAATACACACCAATTACATTCGTATCATTTAACTATGAAAAACAAAGCAGAAACTTTAACTGAAGGTTCTTCACAACCAGAAGTGTTTAATGTATTAGGTCAACTACAATCTATTGAAAGAATAAAAAAAGAAAATGGTCAACTGGAACAAACTAAAACAAATAAACTTACACACGAACTTGGAGCAAAACCAGAGTAAAAAACTATTTTTTCTTGTTGCTATGCCAAGATCTGGTAATACTTTATTTGCAAGTATCATGAATCAAAATCCAGAGATAGCAGTTACTGCAAATTCTATTACGTTAGAAATTATGAAAGATTTATTTTTGTTAAAAAATACCGATGTGTTTTTAAATTATCCTGACCATAAGTCTTTAGATAACGTATTAGATTCTGTATATGATACTTATTATAAAGATTGGCCACAAAGAATAATTATAGATCGTGGTCCTGTAATGATGACTGGTAATTTTAATTTAATGAAAAAACACTATAAACGATCTTTTAAATGCATTGTATTGCTCAGAGATTTAATAGATGTATTAGCTAGTTATATGCAATGGTATACAGAAAACCCTAATGCATTTCCAAATACAATAGGTAAAAATGATGAAGAAAAATTATCTAAATTAATGAATAAAAATGGAGGTATTGCCAAACAATTAGAGGCTATTAAGAATGCTTATAACTATCCAACTATGTGTTACTTTGTAAAGTATGATGATTTGGTTACTAATTCAGAACAAGAGTTTAGAAAGATATACAAATTTTTAGATGAGCCATACTTTAATCATAGATTTGATAATTTAGATCAAGTGTGTGTAAACGGATTATCATATGATGATACAGTTGTTGGAAATAATATGCATAAATTATTTAACGGGCCAGTTAGAAAAGTTTATAACCCTTATATAAAAAAAATACCACAAAGAATAAAGGATAAATATGGACACATTAAATTTTAATATTGTATTTTTAGGTCAATCTATATTAAAATACAAAGTACCCTTAGATGTTTATAATATTATTAATAATATATATGAAACAAAAAAACATAAACTACCACCAGCTAATACCCAACTAGTGGGTAAAATTAAAAATGAACATTCTTTATTTTTTGATGGACCACCTAATAATAAAATGAATCCTCATAATTTTTTACCACAAAATGTTTTACAGTGGTTTGATAAAATAATGAAACATTATTTAAATTGGAATAAAATTAAAGATTATAAAACACATTTAAATTCTATATGGATAAATGAAATGAAAGCAAATGAGTACAACCCAGTTCATGTCCATCAAGGTGCTTTATTTACAGGATTATCTTCTGTTATGATTTTAAAATTACCACAGCAAACAGGTATAGAATACTCTGCTTCTGATAAACCCATGAATGGTCAATTGCAAATATTAGGTAACTCAACAGGACAATTTGCTAATGTTGATTATGGACCTAATATGAGAGAAAGAGATTTTTATGTTTTTCCATATGACATGAGGCATTGCGTGTATCCATTTAATAACACAGACGAAACAAGAAGAACTTTAGCTTGCAATATGGATGTAGATTATAACCCTATTACTAATAGGAGTGCAATATGATATTAGAACCTAAATGGAAAAGTTGGATTGTAGAAACAACCACACCTTTATTTACACCTAAACAATGTGAAATGATTATTAATGCAGGTAGAAGACAACCACCACAAAAAGCACAGATAGGGATGGGTAAACCTGGAGGTGGATTAGATACTAATAAAAGAACAACAACTATATCTTGGATACCTTTTAATGAAATGAAAGAAATGTATAGTGATATAAATAAATTTATACAAAAAGTAAACTTAAATCATTTTGGTTTTGGTGATGTACAGATAACAGAACAGGCACAATTTACAGAATATCCAGAGGGTGGGTTTTATGATTGGCATATGGACTGTGATATAGCTATGGCACATGAACCACCTGTGCGAAAAATATCTATGACATTATTATTGTCACCAGAAAATCAATTTGAAGGTGGTGATCTTGAATTAATGGCTCCTGGAAAATGTGCAAAACTTAAACAAGGACATGCTATTACATTTGCATCATTTATAAATCATAGAGTAGCACCAGTTACACGGGGTGTTAGACAATCTTTAGTTATGTGGTTTGGAGGTAAACCTTTTCAATGATACACAATGTGCTTACTGAGGAAGAAAGAATTTATATTTTAAATTTTGTTAATAAAAAACTAGAAAATATATTTGAATCTCCTGGATTACAAACAAAACCTAACTTACACACTTTTAGAGAAATGGATTTTTTTATTAGTAGAATAAAACAATATATACAAGGTTATAAAATATATAAATGTTGGGCAAACTTTAGTGTAGGAGACTATATATTTTGGCATCAGCACCCTAAACCTGTTGTAAAATCTTTAGTTTATTATTTAGTAAATAATAATAATTATGGAACTATGTTTCGTTTAAAAAGAGAAACAGAAGAAGACCCAGTATCAAATATAAAAATTGTAAAGTGTCCACAAAATTCTATTTATATATTTGATTCAAACCTAGATCATTCTGTACCATGCCATTTAAAAGAAAATAGAATATCTATTACAATGGATTTAATAAAAGAATGATAATAGAAAAATTTTTTCCAACAGTTGTGTATGCTAAAGATGTACAACTAGATAATAATCAATTAACAAGAGATATAGTTAATTGGTCTAAACAAGATAAGGGTATGTCAAGAACAAATATTAATGGTTGGCATTCAACAACCGATATGGGCACTAAACCAGAGTATCAACAACTAGTTACAGAATTATTAAGAATGCAAAAAGAAATATATGATCATGAACACATAGCTAGACACGCTGTATTAGGTAATATGTGGGCTAATATAAACCCACCAGGGGGGATGAACATGCCACACTTACATCCTAACGCACTATTTTCTGGAGTGTATTATGTAAAAACACCAATTAATTCAGGAAGATTAAAATTAATTGAACCTAGAGCTGGAGCACATGTTTTAATGCCAGCTAAAAAACCAGGTAATCCAGGTATAGATTTTTGGAGAGATGTACACATTGAGCCTATTGTAGGTAGAATTATAATGTTTCCTGCATGGTTGTGGCATTCTGTAGAAACAAATAAATCAAATGATATAAGAATATCAGTAAGTTTTAATTTTATACAAGATGGCTTTCAATAAATATCAAGTTATAAAAAATGCTATTAGCTATGAATTAGCTAATTTTATATTTAATTACTTTATGCTTAAACGTGATGCGGTTGCGTGGATGTATAAAAACAATATTACATATGATAATGGAATGTTAGGTACATGGGCTGATGAACAAATTCCAAATACATACTCTCACTATGCAGACCCTGTAATGGAAACTTTGTTGATAAAAGTTTTACCTACAATGCAACAAGAAACAGGGCTTAAATTAGTACCAACATATTCATACGCTAGAATATATAAACATGGAGATATATTACATAAACATAAAGATAGACCAAGTTGTGAAATATCTACTACTATTTATTTAGGTGGAGATAAATGGTCTATATTTGTAGAGGGCACAGAGGTCATGCTTGATATAGGAGATATGTTAGTTTATAGTGGATGTGAATTAGAACATTGGAGAGAACCATTTAAAGGAAACACTTGTGCACAAGTATTCCTACATTATAATCATTTAAATGGTCCGTTCTCTGAACAGAATAGGTTTGACAAGAGACCTATGTTAGGTGTCCCACCAATTAGGGATGCGTAAAAAAAAACACCCAGAGTAAAACTCTGAGTGTCTTGTTGTTGCTTGCTTGAGGGGGAGTCTTTATGGCTCCCCTTTTTTATTTTATATTAACAGTTCCAGGCTCTAAGTGCTTTGTTAATTCTACTATTAGGATCTCGTGCTGTCTTAGCAGATGTAAGTTTCTTTTTCATACCTTTCATTCTTGCACAGAAACTAGCTCTACGTTTGTTGCCCACTTTCTTACTAGGGGCTTTTAAATTACCCCCAGTTGCACGATTGTAAGAATCTCGACCTTTTTGATTAAGTCCACCCTTAGGATTCTTACCTTCTTTACGTTGCCATGCTGGTGATTTAGCCATTATTTTTTCCTTACTGTCATTGCAGCACGTTTAAATTGTGCAGCAGTGGGTGCACCTTTAGCACCTTTCTTTCTCATTTTACCACCACGCTTTCTTTTAGCGTGGATGTTAGCGTATAATCCTTTTCTCATTATGCTTTTTTCTTTTTACCTTTTCTAAGCATAGCAAAGTCTTTAGCTGTTAGCTTTCCGTCTTTGTCCATGTCTAGTTTTTTTCTTTTACCGACTACTTTTTTTCCTTTTTTCATCTTTTTATCTTTCATCATTTTTCCGTAATGTCCTGGCATTATGTATATCTCCTATATTTAGCTGTTTTTTTTGCAATCCCTTTCGGTTGCTTCACAAATTGTTTGCCCTTTTTTGTTCCTTTTCGCTTTGCTCTTGTCGTTGCCGCATACTCCGCAGATGATAGACTCTTGATAGCCTTCTCTGGTAAATATCTTTCCCCAGTCTCCGAAGACTTCTTCCCAGACTTGGTTCTCCATTTCTGTTTTCCCCATGCTTTTAAACTCCTTTGACTTTTTGCAAGTGCCATTATTTTTTTCTCCCTTTTCTTATAGCCTCTTTACCTTTTTTAAATATAGATGCTACCTTACTTTTACCCATAACTTTTGCACGTTGCTCACCAACAGTTAATATTT